TAAAAACACACGACCGCTAGCTTTAATATTCTTAACAGCATCTGCAGTATTTATGATGGCTGTAGATTCTTTTCACTTACAATTTCAAGTTGATGAAGCTTGGATAAACTTATTAAAAACATTGCTGGTAACAGTTTATGTAGCATACTTCGGAAGTCGTGGTGCTGAAAAAATAACAAAAATAAATAAATAAAAATGGCAGCAGGAACAACAACAATAGATATAGCTGGTATAAAAGGAAATGAAGCGGCTCAACCAAGAGTTTTTGCTCATTCAGCTAATGCTATAACATTACCATCGGCAGCAGCCGATGCTTTCGTTTATACATATCCAGCACCTCCAGATGATACAGCTGTTGTAATATCAAGAGGAGCTTGTATATACGTAGGTGATGCAGGAAATATTGATGTAGAATTAGAAAGTGGTGATAGAGTATTATTTAAAGGTGTAACAGCTGGATCTTTTTTGCCTATACTAGCTACTAAAATATATGGCTATGATAGTACATCAGCTCAGACGACTACAGCGAATGATATAATAGCTTTATTTTAAATGAGCATGGGCATGGGGTTAACTACCTCTAAAATAAGTGATTTACCAGGTCAAAAGGGTGGAGGAACACCTCCACCTCCTCCACCTCCTCCACCACCTTTTCCTAACACAAAAAGTTTGCTGCTTAATGGATCAAATAGCATAGCTACTACAAACCAAAGCGGTTGGGGGGCAAGTTTTACTTGGTCAGCATGGGTAAAATTAACGACATCATCTGGTTATAGTGCTATCTATTACCCAGCTCAAGCTCCAGCATTTACGCCTTATTTTATGTTTTCGGAAATTTCAGGTACAACAAATCTTGTTTACGGATATACTGATAGTAGTGGAAATGTAGCTGAATACAAATCTAATACAACAATAAATACTGGCTCTTGGATTCATGTTTTACTTAGAAAATCATCAGGAGCTTTAAGCTTGTTTATAAATGGTCAATTAGACAATGCCGGAGCAGCAACTGACCCAGGCAGTTATCCATCAGGCGCTGCTACAATTGGAAATCTTCCTGGATTTACTGGACTTGGAGTGAATGGCAACATTGATGAACTTGCTTTGTTTAATTATGATTTGTCTGATCCTCAAATTGATAGCATTTGGAATAATGGAACTCCAGGAGACGTTTCAAGTTTAAATCCAGTTAATTGGTGGAGATTTGAAAATAATGGAAATGATTCAGGCTCAGGAGGTGACACAGCAACATTAAATAGTACTGCTACCTACTCACCACTCACACCATAAATTAATAAATAATAAAATCAAATAAAATCAATAAAATCAAATCAAATGGCAAAAGCAAAATCAAAAGCAAAAAAAGTAACAAAAAAAGAACTAGAAGAAGTTTCTGAAATAACTAGAAGAGTAACCAATATAACTCAAGAAATAGGATCAATGGAAGTAACTAAACTAGAATACGTAGAGTTACTTAAAAATGCTAAATCTGAAGAAGTTATAGTTAGAGACGCGTTAGAGAAAAAGTATGGTAGTGTTAATATAAACATAAACACAGGTGAAATTTCAGAATTAAATTAAATAAAATGAAAATTAAAGAAGAAGAATTAAAGCTAATTAAAGAGCAGCAAAAAGATCTTAGTAAATTAGTCAATGAAATAGGCTTGTTAGAAACGCAAAAACATGGATTGCTTCATGAAATTGCTGTTGTTAATAAAGATATAAGAGACTACAAAGAAGTGCTTGAAACACAATATGGATCTATTAATGTAGACATAGAGACAGGCGAATATACTCAAATGGAATCTGATGTCGAAGGTAATAAGAAAGATTAGTATAGGGGCTGACTATAAAAACGAAGCCATGCATTATTCCACTGGACAAGAAGTCTATGGTGGTCATGTAATTAGTGATATTCTTTTTAAAGATGAAGATAAATCGTATAATATATATATAACTAAAAACGATGAAGTCTTGCCTTGGAAAAAGTTTAATTCTAACATGGCGGTTTCTGTAGAGTACGATCTTAAGTATTAATGAATAGTATATATCATTTTATCATTAAACCACTAGATAAAAGATATGAAAATATCAAATCGGTTGGTGATAAAGAATTAATTATTAATTCAAGTATAGAAAATCATATTTTTGTAAGTAAAAAAGCAGTTGTAGTTTCAGCTCCAGCTGCTTATAAAACAAAAATCAAAGTTGGTGATGAAGTTTATATTCATCATAATATTTTAAGAAGATATTATGACGTTAGAGGAGTTGAAAAAAATAGTGGTACTTTTTTTAAAGACAATCTATACTTCTGCGCTCCTGAGCAAATTTATATGTATAATACTAAACCTCATTTAGACTACTGCTTTATAAAACCAATTAAAAACCAAAGCTTTTTAAGTAATAGAAAAGAACAACCTAACGTTGGTATAGTGAAATATACTAACAATACCTTAGAAGCGCTAGGAATCACTCCTGGAACACTTATTACGTTTACCCCAAACTCTGAATTTGAGTTTATTATAGATGGTGAACGACTTTATTGTATGAAATCAAATGATATAGCTTTAACCCATGAATATAAAGGAAACGAAAAAGAAAATAATCCAAGCTGGGCAGAAAGCAGTTGAAGAACTAATTAAAGTAGCAAAAGAAAAGATTGTAGACTCAGACGATGATGTAAGCGCTGATAGATTAAAAAATGCTGCTGCAACAAAAAAATTAGCAATATTTGATGCTTTTGAAATATTAACTCGTATACAAATAGAAGAGGATATTTTAAATGAAAAACCTAAAGAAGTTAAAGAACAAAAAACTTTTAAAGGATTTGCAGAAGGGAGAAGCAAGTGAGTTACGAGCAAACTCTTTGGAGAGAGGTTGAAGATGTTGTTAACCCTAAAATATTAAAGAAACAAAATCGTTTCAAAAAATGGGAGTATGGTTATAACTCTGATTATGATTTTATAGTAATAAGTAAAACTGGAAAAATTGGACAAATCATTGAAATACAGAATCTCAGGATTGCTTTACCAGCAGCAAATGAACCGTTTAAACGAAGCGAAAGCAAAGTTGAACAAAGATGGGAAAAGCAAGAGTATCCAAAAGAATTAAACAGAATTAAATCTAGGTTTGACTGGGAAGATCACGATACTGAGTTTAAAGAGAAATGGTACGATTATATAGATAAAGAATTTACAAGAAGAGATGAGGGTTATTGGTTTTACAACAAAGGTTTACCTACTTATATTACTGGCACTCATTACATGTACTTACAATGGTCAAAGATCGACGTTGGGGCACCAGATTACAGAGAAGCAAATAGATTATTCTTTATATTTTGGGAAGCGTGTAAAGCAGATAACAGATGTTACGGGATGTGCTACCTTAAAAACAGAAGGTCTGGATTTTCATTTATGTCCTCAGCAGAGCTTGTTAACCAAGCAACGATATCAAGTGACGCCAGATTCGGTATACTATCTAAATCTGGAGCAGATGCTAAAAAAATGTTCACAGACAAGGTTGTACCAATATCCGTTAACTATCCGTTTTTCTTCAAACCGATCCAAGACGGTATGGATCGTCCTAAGACAGAACTGGCGTATAGGGTTCCGGCTTCAAAACTTACTAGAAGAAAGCTTGAGAGTAATGAGCAACTAAGAGAACTAGATGGACTTGACACAACTATTGACTGGAAAAACACTGGCGATAACTCTTACGATGGTGAGAAATTAAAATTATTAGCACACGACGAAAGCGGAAAATGGGAAAGACCGGACAACATATTAAACAACTGGCGAGTCACAAAAACAACACTAAGACTAGGATCAAGAATCGTAGGCAAGTGTATGATGGGCTCAACTTCAAACGCATTAGATAAAGGTGGAAACAACTTCAAAAAGTTATACTATAATTCAGACGTTACAAAAAGAAATCGAAACGGACAAACTTCTTCTGGACTCTATTCTATGTTCATCCCTATGGAGTGGAACTACGAAGGATTCATGGATTCTTACGGATCACCTGTTTTCGTTAGAAAAGAAAATACAGTCAAAGGAGTCGACGGTTTTGAAATTACAACAGGCGTTATTGAACACTGGGAAAACGAGGTTGAAGGTTTAAAAAACGACCAAGACAGTTTAAACGAATATTATAGACAGTTTCCAAGAACTGAAATGCATGCATTTAGGGACGAAGCTAAGCAAAGTTTATTTAATCTAACAAAAATATATCAGCAAATAGATTATAATTTAGATTCTAATAATATAGCTGCTGTTACTACAGGTAGCTTTATGTGGCAAAATGGTATAAAAGATAGTAGAGTTATATTCTCTCCTAATAAAGATGGTAGATTTAAAATTAGTTGGGTTCCGCCTGTTAATATACAGAATAAAATAATTAATAAAAACGGAGGCAAATATCCTGGTAACGAACATATAGGCGCATTTGGGTGTGATAGTTATGACATATCAGGAACAGTAGACGGTAAAGGATCTAATGGATCACTACATGGGCTAACTAAGTTTTCTATGGAAGACGCACCACCTAATCATTTCTTTTTGGAATACATATCAAGGCCACAAACAGCTGAAATATTCTTTGAAGACGTTTTAATGGCTTGTGTATTTTATGGTATGCCAATACTAGCTGAAAACAACAAACCAAGATTGTTATACTATTTTAAACGCAGAGGTTATAGAGGGTTCTCAATAAATCGTCCTGATAAAATTTGGAACAAACTATCTGTAACAGAAAAAGAAATTGGTGGAATACCTAATTCAAGTGAAGACATTAAGCAAGCTCACGCAGCAGCAATAGAGTCTTATATAGAAGAGTATATAGGTTTTACAGAAACTGGACAAGGTGATATGTACCATCAAAAGACATTAGAAGATTGGGCTGTTTTTAATATAAACAATAGAACTAAGCATGATGCTTCTATAAGCTCTGGTTTAGCTATAATGGCTTGTAACAAGAACAGATATAGACCAAATCCTGAAAAAAAATATCAACCTATAAAATTAGGTATTAAAAAATATCACAATGATGGGGTAATTTCAAAAATAATAAAATAAATAAATGAATCAGATTTCTTATAATAACAATAGTTCATTTCCAGATCAAGTTGTACCTGATGCAGAAAAAGCTACTTTAGAATATGGTCTTGCTGTGGGTAGAGCTATAGAAGGAGAGTGGTTTAGAAATTACGGAGGCGGTGGGCTAGGCGGTAATGCTACTAATTATACTAATTATCATAATTTAAGATTATACGCTAGAGGTGAACAAAATGTTCAAAAATACAAAGATGAATTAGCTATAAATGGAGATTTATCTTATTTAAACTTAGACTGGAAGCCAGTTCCTGTAATACCTAAATTTGTAGATATAGTTGTAAATGGTATGTCTCAAAGAAATTATGAAATAAAAGCTTTTGCTGTTGATCCTTTTTCTACTAAAAAAAGAACTAAATATGCTGAAGAACTTCTTAGAGACGTTCAAGAACAAGAACTAATGCAGCAAATTCAGCAAGCAACTGGAATGGATTTAAGGTCACCACAATACAAAAGACTTCAACTAGAGTCAGAAGAAGAAATTAAACTTCATTTACAATTAGATTATAAGCAATCAGTAGAAATAGCTGAAGAAGAAGTTATAAATGACGTATTAAATAGAAATAAGTTTGAGCTAGTTAAGCGTAGGTTTTGTGAAGATTTAACTATTTTAGGAATTGGCGCTGTTAAAACAAACTGGAACAGGGCGGAAGGTGTTGTTGTGGATTACGTAGATCCAGCTTCTTTGGTTTATTCATATACTGAAGATCCTAATTTTGAAGATCTTTATTACGTTGGTGAAGTAAAGTCAGTTAGTTTACCTGACTTAAAAATGCAATTTCCAAATATAACAGAAGAAGAAATGATTAGGATTCAAAAATATCCTGGAAATTCTGAATATTTAAGAAATTGGAGTGGTAGAAACGACTCACAAACAGTACAAGTAGTTTATTTTGAATATAAAACTTATTCAGATCAAGTTTTTAAAATTAAACAAACTGCTAATGGTTTAGAAAAAGCTTTAGAAAAGCCTGATACTTTTACGCCGCCACCAAATGATGGTTTTGAAAGGGTTTCTAGAACTATAGAAACTTTATACAGTGGAGTTAAAATACTAGGTCACCCTATGATGTTGAAATGGGGCTTAGCCGAACATATGACTAGGCCAACTGCAGATACTACTAGAGTAAAAATGAATTATAATATATGTGCTCCTAGAATGTATAAAGGACGTATAGATTCATTAGTTAATAGAATAACTGGTTTTGCTGATATGATTCAGTTAACTCACCTTAAGATACAACAAGTATTGTCTAGAGTAGTTCCAGATGGTGTATTCTTAGATATGGATGGTTTAGCAGAGGTTGATTTAGGTAATGGAACTAATTATAATCCAGCAGAAGCTTTAAATATGTATTTTCAAACAGGTTCTGTTGTTGGTAGAAGTTTAACTCAAGATGGTGATCCTAATAGAGGTAAAGTTCCAATACAAGAGTTACAGACTGGATCTGGTGGTGCTAAAATACAATCACTAATACAGACTTATCAATATTATCTACAAATGATAAGAGATGTAACTGGATTAAACGAAGCTAGAGACGGCGGTACTCCAGATAAAAACGCATTAGTCGGTTTACAAAAATTAGCAGCGGCTAATTCTAATACGGCAACTAGACACTTGCTTCAAGCTATGTTGTATTTAACATCAAGAACATGTGAGAATATAGCATTAAGAATATCAGATTCATTAGAATTTCCTTTTACTAGAACAGCTTTAGAAAATAGTATATCAAGATATAATGTGTCAACATTAGATGAGTTGTCAGATTTAAATATACACGATTTTGGTATATTTTTAAATTTAATGCCTGATGAAGAGGAAAAAGCAATGCTAGAACAGAATATTCAAATTGCTTTAAAAACTCAAGCTATAAACTTAGAAGATGCTATAGATCTTAGGGAGGTTAGTAATATTAAACTTGCTAATCAAATGCTTAAAGAAAGAAGAAAGCGTAAGCAAGCTGATGACCAAAGTAGACAGCAAGCTAATATACAAGCTCAAGCTCAAGCAAATGCTCAAGCCGCGGAACAAGCAACATTAGCTGAAATGCAAAAACAGCAAGCTCTAGCAGAGACAACAGTGCAAATAGAGCAAGCTAAATCTCAATTTGAAATAAGCGAAATGCAACAACAAGGGCAGATAGATAAAGAGATTCTTCAAATGAAATATGGATTTGATATTCAGTTAAAACAAATGGATATAAGTCAAATGTCTCAAAAAGAAAATGAAATAGAAGATAGAAAAGATAAAAGAACAAAAATCCAAGCAACCCAACAAAGTGAAATGATTTCACAAAGAAAAAACGATTTACTACCCATAGATTTTGAGTCTAAAGAAGATTTAACAAATATGGATATGAATAGTTTACAAAACCCAGGTCAATTAATGCCTGAATAAATTTTTATTAATTATTATATTATATTATGTCAGAAACAGTTCAAGATAAAGAGAAGGCACCTCTTAAAATAAAAAAGCCAAGAAAATTAACAAATAAAAAAGTTGAAGAAACTATAAAAGTTGATTTAGGTAAAAATAAAGATAAAGAAGAAATTACTAAAGTAGAGTTAAAAGAAGATTTAACTGAAGAAAAACAACCAGAAACTGCAGTCGCAATAGAAGAGATTAAAGATGAAGTTGTTAAAGATGACGCTATTAAAATTGATGAAAAAATAGATTCACCTATAGTAGAAGTAATAGAAGAAACTAAAAAAATAAACAGCGAGTTAAAAGAAGCTGTAAAAGATGAAAAAGTATTAGGCAAGAAGTTACCAGAGAACATTGAAAAACTTGTTTCTTTCATGGAGGAAACTGGTGGGAATGTAGAAGACTACGTTAGATTAAACACAGACTACTCTAATGTATCTCCAGAAACATTACTTGTAGAATACTATAAAAATACTAAACCACACTTAGAAAAAGAAGAAATTGATTTCATAATGGAAGACAATTTTACTTGGGATGAGGAAGTGGAAGAAGAGCGAGATATAAAAAAGAAAAAACTTGCTTTAAAAGAAGAAATTGCAAAAGCCAAAAGCTTTTTGGAAGAAACAAAGAGTAAATATTACGACGAGATCAAGTTGAGACCGGGCGCTACTCAGGAACAACAAAAGGCTATGGATTTTTTCAATAGATACAACAAAGAACAACAAATAGCAGAGCAGCATCATAATAATTTTCAACGTTCAACTAATGAGTTATTCGCTAATGAATTCAAAGGTTTTGAGTTTAATTTAGGTGAAAAGAAATTTAGATATAACGTTGGTAATACAAATGATGTAGTTGAAAAGCAGTCAAACTTAAACACATTCGTTAAGAAGTTCTTAAATGATAAGGGAGAAGTTATTGATACTGTAGGTTATCACAAAGCTATTTATGCCGCTGATAATGCCGATACAATAGCTAATCACTTCTACGAGCAAGGTAAAGCCGACGCAGTTAAAGATATGATGGCTAAATCTAAAAATATAAATCAAGATCCTAGGCCACAAGCTAATGGAGATGTTTTTATAGGAGGATTAAAAGTAAAAGCAGTTAATGGTGTTGATAGTTCTAAGTTGAAATTTAAAAGTAAAAAATAACAACAACTAAAAATTAAAAAACATGAGTTTTACAACAGGTGGGAGTTTTCCCGCAAGTTTAGTTCCTTCACAAAAAAGAATGGCGTTGAGAGATAATTATTTATCTTTTGATAGCACTGATGGTGGGAACTTCGCACAACAATATCTACCTGAGCTTTACGAAGCAGAAGTAGAAAGATACGGAAACCGAACTTTAGGTGGTTTCTTGAGAATGGTAGGAGCTGAAATGCCTATGACGTCTGATCAAGTAATTTGGTCTGAACAAAATAGACTTCACGTTTCTTATAAAAACGCCACAGCTACTGATGCTGTAGTTGGAGACACTAATGTTTCTGTAGAAATAATTATGGCTGATCAAGGTTCAACAACTGGTGCTGTAAGAGTAGGTCAAACAGTTCTTTTATCTGATAATGCTACTGGATTAGTTACATTAAAAGGTTTAGTTCAAGGTATTGGTGATGCCGCTCAAGGTATTGGCGCTACAAAGAATGTTCTTAAATTAGCTATATATGGAACTGTTGGAGGTACTCCAATTGCTTCTGCTGGACTTGTTTCTGGTGGAGCTAAAAATG